AGGGAAATACTCAATCGGATGAGGGTTCTCAGTCTTCTGAAAGTCAACCTCAGGGTCAATCTGAAGGTGGAGAACAGTCTACGGAACAAGAATCTGCTGAGGGTGATGAGCAAGAAACTGAAAGTTCCGAACCCGAAGTTAAGACTGCAGAATCTCTTGATGATAAGTTGAAAGAACTTGTCAATAACAATTCTTCTGATACCACTTACGTTGAGATTCCTCAGGTGAATCTTGATACTATTATTGGTAAGAACATTGAAATTCATAATGAGATCGATTCTTTCTTTGCCCGCCAACAAGAACAGATTGATGAGCACCACAAGGAAAACAACTGGGAAACTGTAAATCTGTATGCCAATGCAGATGTAGATTTCCGTAAGTTTAAGGTTTCTGCTCAAAAGGAAGTCAACTATCTTGTGAAAGAGTTTGAGTGTAAGAAAGCAGCAGACTCTTATGCCCGTGCTACAACTGCCCGCACAGGTGTTCTGGATTGCACCAAACTTCATTCATACAAGTACAATGAAGACCTATTCAAGAAAGTTACCACTCTTGCTGATGGCAAGAATCACGGACTAGTGTTTGTTCTTGATTGGTCTGGTTCTATGGCAGATGTTATGGCAGATACAATTAAGCAACTCTATAACTTGATTTGGTTCTGTAAGAAGGTCTCTATTCCTTTTGAGGTTTATGCCTTTACTAATGAGTGGCGTCGTGGTGGATATGATTACCAAACTAAACAGCATCTTGCCGTAGACACTACTCCTCACTATGAGAAGAAGGATGGTCTGTTTTGTGTTGACCCTACTTTTTCTATGATGAATATTCTTACCAGTAAAGTTTCTGGTAATGATCTTGAGCATCAAATGCTTAACATTTGGCGAGTTGTATATTCTTTTGCTCGTTATTCTTGCGGATATACTCACCCAAATCGTCTTGGTCTTTCTGGAACTCCTTTGAATGAGGCATTCATTACTCTTCACCAAATTCTTCCTAAGTTCCAGAAAGATAACAAACTGCAAAAAGTTCAGTGTATTGTTCTGACTGATGGGGAAGCAAACTATCTTCCACACCACGTAACAGTTCAGAGGTATGCTGAGCCTTACATTGGAACTAGGAATACCTACACAAATACCTCAGTTCTTCGTGATCGTAAACTTGGAACTACCTACAAGTTTGGGTATGGGTGGAATGCTTTTAGTGATACACTGCTTCGTCACCTGAAAGATAAGTTTCCTTCAGTAAACTTTATTGGTATTCGTGTGGTTGAGGGTCGGAATGTGAATAGTTTTATCAAGATTTATCACAATCAGCATTCTGATGAATATAGTAAAATTCAAAAGGACTGGAAGAAACTTGGTAGTTTTGCTATCAAAGGTTCTGGGTATGATATTTACTTTGGACTTTCTTCCAGCAAACTTTCTCAGGAAGTTGGGTTTGAGGTAAAAGAAGATGCCACAAAGACTCAGATTAAATCTGCTTTTGTAAAATCTCTTAAAACAAAAAAACTTAATAAGAAAGTTTTGAGTCAGTTTATTGAATTGGTGGCATAAATAAATTTAAAATTTTTTGGAGGTTGGTATGGATTATGCTATCTACAAAATAGATGATGGGGAAATTATAAACACGGTTCTGTGGGATGGAGTCTCTGATTGGACTCTTCCTGTAGGAACAAATGTCGTTGGTTTGCAAACTGGATTTACTGTTGGTGATTTGTATGTTGATGGACAATTTGTTAAAGTTGGAATTGCAACAACATAAATATTTGATGTATTAAAAAATATAAAAATGTTAACCTTTAGGGAATTTGCAGTTATTTCTGAAAAATGGACTCAAAAATATAAAGAGTCTATTAATTGTGATGACCCTAAAGGTTTTAGTCAAAGAGCACATTGTCAAGGTAAAGAAAAAATTCGTGAGGAAAAGAAAGATCACGAATATTCTATGGCTCGCTCTGAATTAAAAACCATTAAGAGTGCTGCAAAGCGTCTTAATAAAAAAATGGGTAAAAAAGGTGAAGGTAATTTGGAAGCTTGGGTTCAATCCAAGATTACTAAAGCAGCAGATTATATTGATACTGCAGCAGATTATGTAACAAATGAAGAAACAAAGTCTGGAGATGAAGGACTTCGTGATTGGTTTGGAAAATCAAAATCTTCTGATGGTAAAAAGGGATGGGTCCAACTGGGAGGTAAATGGGCAGGAAAACCTTGTGCTCGCCAACCAGGACAAACTTCTACACCAAAGTGTGGAAGTTCTAAAATGGCAGCAAACTTAAGTGATGAGGAAGAAGAAACTGCAAGAAGAAGAAAGAATCGTCAGGATCCCAACCAACCAGAAAAGACTGGTGGTGCAAAACCAACTAATGTTAAAACTGAAGAACTGGAACTTCAGGAAGTAAAAGATAAACCAGGTAAAGGTAGTGGAAAGAAAGATGCCTGCTACAGTAAAGTAAAGGCAAGATATGATGTTTGGCCAAGTGCATATGCCTCTGGTGCACTAGTTAAGTGTCGTAAAGTTGGTGCTGCTAACTGGGGTAACAAATCAAAATAACAAAATAAATTATGAAGCAAAAATTTCCACTTAAACATATAGTAAAATGTGATGCTAAGGAAGTATGGGTAGTCTGCAACAGCAGTATCACTGCAAAGGGAATGCCTGCATTGATGAATAAGTATTATCCTGGATATACTGCATGTCTTTGCAGTGAAGATTACTTAGAAACTCTCAAGAACCAGTTGGCAAACTGACCACTCTGCCCCCACTCTACCCCGACTCTGCCCTATAATAACTTCGTTAAGACAAAGCAAACCACTTCGCAATGGCAATGACTACTGATTACATTCGCACTTCTCTGCAGGCACTTTATGGTGACGAAATTGTTGCTGCCGACATTCGTGCTTGGTGTGCTATGAATGGTGGCAATTATCAGACTGTAAGTAAAAAACTTGAGCAATATAAGACCTCTCGGGGCAAATGGGATCTTACCGTTCGGGAACAAATGGAGCAAACCTACCAGTCTAGCCCCACTATTCTTCCCGAACGGGAACAGCAAAATCTTATTCCTGAGAAAGATGATACCTTCGTCAAGTTTGGCAATTTTGGCGACATTCGCAAGATTATTCAATCGCGTCTCTTCTATCCCACGTTCATTACTGGACTTTCTGGCAATGGCAAAACGTTCAGTGTTGAGCAAGCATGTGCTCAACTCGGACGAGAACTTATCCGTGTAAACATTACGATTGAAACTGATGAAGATGACCTTATCGGTGGTTTTAGGCTTATTGATGGGAACACTTCATGGCATAACGGTCCCGTCGTCGAAGCACTGGAGCGAGGAGCAATTCTCCTTCTGGACGAAATCGACCTTGCTTCCAACAAAATCCTCTGCCTTCAGTCTATTCTAGAAGGCAAAGGTGTATTCCTGAAAAAGATTGGTAAGTATGTCCGTCCTGCTTCTGGGTTCAATGTATTTGCTACTGCTAACACTAAAGGAAAGGGTTCTGACGATGGACGCTTCATCGGCACCAATGTTCTCAACGAAGCGTTCCTTGAGCGATTCCCCGTAACTCTGGAGCAAGAGTATCCCACTCCCGCAACTGAGCAAAAGATTCTTGAAGGTATTGCTCTGGATCTCAGTGTGGAAGATCGCGTATTCTGTAAGCGCCTTGTAGACTGGGCAGATATTATCCGTAAGACCTTCTTTGATGGTGGTATTGAGGAAATTATTTCCACTCGCCGTCTTGTCCACATTGTTCGTGCCTACAGCATTTTTGGTGATAAGGCAAAAGCAATCCAAGTTTGTGTGAATCGATTTGATGAAGAAACTAAGCAAGCATTTTTGGAACTGTATGACAAAGTTGACGCAGACTTCCAAATGCCAATTGACGAACAACAACAAAACTGATATAATTTCTATTGAGGAAACTATGAAATCTGATTCTATGGATCAATACACTATGACTATTAATAGTGATGATATGATTAATCTTGAAAAAAACCCGATTGTGAATCATCAGTTTAAATACAATGAAGCAGAAATCCTGAAAGATATTCAGGAATATGTTTCTCGGACATATCGCAGTCACTATACTGCTAGTGAACCTGGATTCCGTGACATTCAAACTATTGATTTGATGGCTGCCAAGGATCTTGCTTCTGCTTTCTGTCAAGCAAACATTCTTAAGTATGGGAGTCGTTATGGTTCTAAGGATGGTAAGAGTAAGCAAGACTTGATGAAAGTGATTCATTATGCTATGCTCCTTCTTCATTTTGATGGGCATTACAATCGCACACAAAATGGTTTGAATGAATTCCGCTGATTATGAAACTTTTGGAAAAAACTATGAAACTCTCTGATAAAACTCTGACTCTTCTGAAGAACTTTTCTTCCATTAATCAGTCTATTCTTTTCAAGGAAGGTAAAAGTCTTCGCACTATTTCTGTAATGAAGAATATTCTTGCAGAAGCAACTATTGATGAAGATCTCCCCAAAGACTTTGGAATTTATGATCTGAATCAGTTTCTCAATGGTCTTAATCTTCACCAGAGTGCTGAACTTGATTTTCAGAATGATGGTTATGTTGTGATTAAGGAGGGTAAATCTCGTTCTAAGTATTTCTTTGCTGATCCAAATGTGATCATCACTCCTCCAGATAAATCGATTAGTCTTCCTAGTGAGGATGTTTGTTTTATCCTTGATACTAAAGAACTGGATAAACTTCTCAAGGCAGCAGCAGTTTACCAACTACCCGACCTTTCTGTTGTTGGTGAGGCAGGTGTAGTAAAACTAGTTGTTAGGGATAAAAAGAATGACACATCCAACGATTTCTCTGTTATTGTTGGTGAGACTGATGAAGAGTTTTCTTTCAACTTTAAAGTTGAAAACATCAAGATTCTTCCTGGCAATTATGAAGTTGTGATTTCTTCTAAACTTCTTTCTCGTTTCAAAAACACCTCTTATGATTTGGTGTATTATATTGCTCTGGAACCTGATTCCACTTTTGGTTGATGAGACACTTTCTTTTTACTCTGAAGGATTGTTCGGCAGTCCTTCTTGATGATGAGAATTATTTGAGGGATGTTCTTTATCATACTTCAAAGGAGTGTAAGTCAACTTTACTTGCTTTGAACTCCCACAAGTTTCAACCTCAAGGTGTAACTGCTGTTGCTATGCTTGCAGAATCTCATATTAGCATTCATACTTGGCCAGAAAAGGGTATGGCAGTCTGTGATATTTTTACTTGCGGAGACCATACAAATCCAGAAGCAGGTATGGAGTATATGAAAAAAGTTTTGCATTCTAAAAAAATAGTTAGTAAAGAATTTGTGAGACCATTAGAATGAGAGATTGGAAACAAACATTCGAATCATTTAACGAAGAACAGAAACACAAACTTGCTGTTCTTCGTGTGATGGAATGTACTAACGGCGTAATTCAGTATGCTTTCAGAGATGGTTCTGAAAATGCTCTTTCTATTGAAGAGACTAGACGTGCCATGAAGTTCAGCATGGGATGTATCAAGAGAATGCAAATTCCTCTTGGCGAAGAAACCATGGTATTTGGTGATGATCTCAAAGAAATCTTTGGCGAGATTCGGGACTTATATTTGAAAGGTAAGACGGATCTAAATGCCTTCTCTGAATTCATGGAAATTTCTATCTGCATGTATAATGTTCTGGGTAAAGATAGAATCCTTGAGGCACAAAAAGTTTTGTCACAACACATCACCGAAATTGCTCCAGAGCATTTACAATTGGGTGTGAACTACATTATGCAATTCATTAAATGAACATTTTTGTGACCTCTCCTAACCCTTGGGAATCTGCAAGGGTACTACCTGACAAACACATCGTTAAGATGCCACTCGAAACTTGTCAGATGCTCGCTATCGTTGCATCTGACAAGTGGGGACATGGATTTGGCACACTTCCCAAATCAGACGGTACGCCGTACAGCACTGAGAAGGGTGCCTTTCGCAATCATCCTTGTACCAAGTGGGCATCTGAGTTTGTAATGAACTGGCAGTGGCTCCTTGCTCACGGATTCGCTCTCTGTGAGGAGTATGCGGCACGCTACGGCAAGGTTCACACCTGCTTCAGCACCCTCCTAGCAGCGCGTGAGATCTTCCCTACAGGAGATCCCACAGGGCGCTCTGGGAAGGATCCTACACCCTTTGCAAGGGCAATGCCCGATGAGTATAAGTTGGATACCAGTATTGATACTTTTACGGCTTACAAGATGTACATTGCATCTAAACCCTGGGTATCTGATAACTACCTTCGACTGCCACATCGCAAACCTGAATGGATATGAATACAATTAATTTTTTAGCACCTATAGTTACTATAATGTGTCTTGAGGGTTATGTTTATAATGATGGACTTATCTGCTTGAGAGAAAAACCAAGATATGATAGAGTGCGGTATTATAAACCAGGAAGGTCTTGTTATGTAAATGGGGATTTTTATGTTGATTGTAAAGATGCACCAAATCCTTTTGATTGATTATGAGAACAGCAATAACAGTTGATGATGATGGATTCATTACTTTTCCAGAAGGGTTTCTTGATAAACTTGGATGGAAAGAAGGTGATGAGTTAGAATGGATTACCCGTGAAGACGGAACTTTTGAATTGAGGAAACCTGATAATGCGTGATGAATTTTTGTGGGTTGAGAAATATCGCCCAAAGACTATTGAAGATTGTATTCTTCCAGCAGCAACAAAAAAGACATTTAAAGAGTTCCTACATAAGGGTGAGGTTCCAAACCTTCTTCTTGCTGGACCTCCTGGAGTTGGTAAAACTACAGTCGCAAAAGCACTTTGTAATGAATTGGGAGTAGATTATTATGTCATTAACGGATCTGACGAAGGACGATTTTTGGACACGGTACGGAACCAAGCAAAAAACTTTGCTTCGACCGTCTCACTTTCTTCGACTGCAAAACACAAAGTCATCATCATTGATGAGGCAGATAACACAGGGAACGACGTACAACTCCTCCTACGGGCAAATATTGAGACGTTTTATAACAACTGCAGATTCATCTTCACCTGCAATTACAAAAACAAAATCATCGAACCACTCCACTCAAGGTGTGCGGTTGTCGATTTCTCAATTAGTGGAAAAGCAAAAGCAGAACTTGCTGCAGAATTCTTCAACCGTCTCAGGACTATTCTTGAGGAAGAGAGTATTGAATATGATCCAAAAGTTATCGCGGAACTGATTAATAAGCATTTTCCTGACTGGAGACGTGTTTTAAATGAGTGCCAAAGGTACTCAACTAGTGGCAGTATTGACTCTGCTATTCTTGCTTCTTTTTCTGACGTAAATATCAATGATCTCATTAAAAGTCTCAAAGAAAAGAACTTTACGGAAGTACGTAAATGGGTCGTCAATAATCTGGACAATGATTCTGGTGTACTTCTTAGGCGTATTTACGATGCTCTTCTTACATCCCTGGAAAACGCTAGCATTCCTGCTGCTGTCCTCATTGTTGCTAAGTATCAGTATCAAATCGCATTTGTTGCCGATCAAGAAATCAACCTTTTGGCGGCTCTAACTGAACTAATGGTTGAATGTAATTTTAAGTAAAAAAACTATGAAAATCAAAGTTATTCGTATGTGGTCTGGTGAAGATGTAATCACCGAACTTGTTGAAGAAAAAGAAGAGTCTATTGTTCTTCGAAATCCAATTGTTGCTGTTCCTACTGGTCAACAGGGACAGGTTGGATTTGCTCCCTGGGCACCCTTTATTAAAGGAAAAGATGAGGAAGTTGAAGTGACTAAAAAGTACGTTATTTTTATTGCAGAAACTCAAGAGCAGGTTGAAGATCAATATAAGCAAATGTTTTCAAACATTGTAACTCCATCTTCATCTTCAAAGAAAATTATTCTGTGATTAAATGGCAATAATTACTGATAAGTCTCTTAAAACACCACTTCGTTATCCTGGTGGCAAGTCTCGTGCTTGCACTAAGATGGACCCATACTTTCCAGATTTGAGAAATTATAAACAATTTCGTGAACCTTTTTTGGGTGGCGGAAGTGTTGCAATTCATGTCACAAAAAAATATCCACATCTAAATATTTGGGTGAATGATTTGTACGAACCTCTTGTAAACTTTTGGCAACAACTCCAAATGTTTGGTGATGACATCAAAGAGCAATTATCTGATTATAAACTTTCTAATAACACTCCTACATTAGCAAAAGATTTATTTCTAAAATCTAAGGAGAAAGTTAATGACAAAAGTTTGCCAAGCATTGATCGTGCTGTGGCTTTCTATATTGTTAATAAGTGTTCTTTCAGTGGTCTCACAGAAAGTTCATCTTTTTCGGAGCAGGCATCCAACAGTAACTTCAGTTTGCGGGGGATCGAAAAATTGCCTTCGTATTCTGAAATCATTAAGCACTGGAATATAACAAATTATTCATATGATTATCTTCTTACTGCTGAAGATAACACTTTTGTATATCTTGATCCTCCTTATGACATTAAGGATAACCTCTACGGCAAAAAGGGGTCTATGCACAAAGGATTTGATCATGATAAGTTTGCTACTGATTGCTCTGCTTGCAGTATGCCTCAGTTAGTAAGTTATAATTCAGATCAACTTGTAAAGGATCGTTTCACTAATTGGCAAGCTGCCGAATTTGACCTTACCTATACAATGAGGTCTGTTGGTGAATATATGAGAGATCAAAAGGGGCGTAAAGAACTTCTTCTTTTTAATTATGAAATGCCTAGTAACATTGTATAAGGCAGGAACGGTCTTCAAAGAAGAAGTAATTGCCAAAGATTATCAGGATGCGCGGCAAGTTGCTCTTGCCCGCAATCCTAATGCAAAAGTTGTAAGTGTGACAGCAGTATTTTGATTATGGAACTTAAAGATTGGTTGAATTCTATTAATTTTACAAAAGAAGATTTATCTGACGAAATTAAAGATTATCCACCTTATATTATCAATAGGTGTTTGTCTGGTCATATTGATTGCGTTCTTTATGCAAATGAGATGAATATGAATCATCACTTGCCCAAAGATATGCAATATTCTTTTTATCTGAATGCTCTCCGTAAGAAAAAGAGATTTTCTCCTTGGATGAAAAAGAATAAGGAAAAAGATTTGGAGACAATTAAAAAATATTATGGTTATAGTAATGAAAAAGCCAATCAAGCTCTAAGAATTATAAATAAAGAACAACTTGAATTTATCGAGAAAAGACTTGAAACGGGTGGAAAAAAATGACAAATACGATTGAGCCTCAGGTAGAATGGTCTCCAAATATGATGGTAGAAGTTTCTCTTAACGAACCTGATGATTTTTTAAAGGTTCGTGAAACTCTAACTCGTATTGGAGTTGCTTCTAGAAAGGAAAAGAAACTCTATCAGAGTTGCCACATTCTACACAAGCAAGGTAGATATTATCTTGTTCACTTTAAGGAGTTGTTTGCTCTTGATGGTAAACACGCAAATCTGACTGTTAATGACGTCCAGCGTAGGAATAGAATCGCTAGACTTCTTTCTGATTGGGGTTTGATTACTCTTGTCAATGAAGAATCTGCTACAGACATTGCTCCATTGAATCAAATCAAAGTTCTTGCTTATAAGGATAAGAATGATTGGATTCTTGAGCAGAAATATAATATTGGCAAGAAAGGAAAGACCCCTGAGGCATAAATATTTTTGTGCCATTCGTGCGGCACTCTACAAAGTCGGAACACCGTATAAAGAGGTTCGGTTTTTACCGTTCCTCTTTTTTTGTTATCTTGTATAATTAGTAGTGGATGCCGAAAGGGTCCACAAAACACAAACTCGCTTTTAAAGGAGCTACAATAATGACTAACCTAGCAAGGTATACTGCTGCAGATTTGTCTACCCTAATGGATAAGATAAATAGAAACAGTATTGGATTGGATGAATATTTTGATCGTGTGTTTAAACTTCACGAAACCACGACAAATTATCCTCCATACAATCTAGTTCAAGTTAGCAGCGTGGAATCCAGACTTGAACTTGCTTTAGCAGGATTTAAGAAGGAGGAAGTTTATGTCTACACCCAAGATGGTAAACTCTTTGTTGAGGGCCAGAAAGAGGATAAGGAAACAGAAACCAAGTATTTGCACAAAGGTTTGGCTCAACGGTCATTTAATCGTGCCTGGACACTCTCTGATGACACGGAAGTTAGATCAGTTACTTTTGAAGATGGGCTTCTAACAATTGTGTTGGGAAAGATCGTGCCAGAGCACCACCAAAGAAAAGATTATCTATAAATCATAACACAATAGGTATAAATGCGTAGCAATGAATACAGAAGTGTATCACAGTGATACAGTATAATATAGATAGTTACGTACTTTGGAGGACGGACTATGAACTACACCGCCACTACCCTAGTATTTGGAACACTGATGACTCTTTTTATCGGTGTCCCTATCGCAAACACACTACCATAATACTTGTTGAACCATGGGAATCTTAGCAACACTCGCAATCTTTTCTGCTGTAATGGGAGGAGCATTCGCAATTACACCTAAAAAGTAAATAAATAAAACTGAATATCGTCGGCGCAGACAGGGAGGTAACTGGCACAATCCAGTTGACACCTCCCTTTTTTGTTGCTAAAATACTATTGGTAATGGTGAAAATTTATGACTGTAAAATTAGTTCTACTTAAGTCTGGAGAAGATATTATCTCCGACGTTAAGGAAATGATTATTGAAGAAAAAGTTGTGGGGTATTTTTTGGAAAAACCTTGCACAATTAGGATGAAAAATCCAGGAGATATTGTTGAAAAAGAGGATAGGTCTTTTCAAGTTGCACTATTTCCTTGGATTCCAATTTCTAAAGAGTCTACAATTCCCATTCCCTCTGATTGGGTTGTTACAATTGTAGAACCAGTAGATAAACTCACCGATATGTATAAAAAGCAGGTTTTGAAAAATGATAAAGATACTAGCACTGACGAACAATCTGATTCTGATCAGCAAGATTGAAGAAGTTGGATCCGAATTGGGAGAACCTGATTGTAAACTTATAAAACCTTTTGTTGTTAAGAATGATAAAACAATGGAACCATTCCTTTGTGGGTTTGTTAGTCAGGATGTTTTTATGATGAGTTCTGATCAGATTCTTACTATTGCGGATCCAAAACCAACACTACTTGAGAAATACCAAGACCTTATTAAATGAAATTTTACACTAACGTGCAAATGATCGGGAATCAGTTTCTCGTTCGTGGTTATGATAATGGAAAGAGTGTTATGTTTAAGGAGGAATATTCTCCCACTCTCTTCGTTCCTTCAAAAAAAGAAACAAATTATAAGACTTTGGAAGGTGATTATGTAGAAAAAATTATTCCTGGCACGGTTAGAGACTGTAGAGATTTTTATAAGAAATATGATAACGTAGATGGATTCAAAATCTATGGAAACGATAGGTATGTCTATCAATATATTTCTGACAAGTATCCTGAAGATGAAATTAAGTTTGATATAACTAAGATCAAACTTCTTACGATTGATATTGAGGTTGCTTCCGAGAATGGGTTTCCAGATCCTAAGAACTGTGATGAAGAAATCCTTTTGATTACAGTTCAGGATTATTCCAATAAGAAAATTATTACTTGGGGAACTCGTCCTTTTATTAATAAGCAACAAAATGTTACTTATCATCTCTGCGAATCTGAGTATGAGTTGCTTAATAGGTTCTTGTATTATTGGGACAATAATCCTCCAGAAGTAATTACTGGTTGGAACATTCAGTTTTATGATGTTCCTTATATTTGTGGGAGATTGAATCGAGTTCTTGGTGAGAAACGAATGAAGAGTTTCTCGCCTTGGGGTCTAATTACCAAGAAAGAAGTCTTCGCAAATAATCGTGAGCAAGTTTGCTATGATGTTGGTGGGATTTCTCAACTAGATTATCTTGATCTTTATAAGAAGTTTACTTATAAGGCACAAGAATCGTATCGACTGGATCACATTGCAAATGTAGAACTGGGGCAAAAGAAACTTGATCACTCTGAGTTTGATACCTTTAAAGATTTTTACACTAATGGTTGGCAAAAGTTTGTAGAGTATAACATCGTTGACGTGGAACTTGTTGACCGTTTGGAAGACAAGATGAAACTGATTGAACTTGCAGTTACTATGGCATATGATGCTAAGGTAAACTATAGTGATGTTTTCTTTCAAGTTCGGATGTGGGATAATATTATCTACAATTATCTCAAGAAAAGGGATATTGTAATTCCTCCAAAGGACAAGAGTGAGAAGAATGAGAAGTATGCTGGTGCTTATGTAAAAGAACCTGTTCCAGGAGTTTATGATTGGGTAGTTAGTTTTGACCTTAACTCTCTATACCCTCACCTGATCATGCAATACAATATTTCACCAGAAACTCTTTTGGATGACAGGCATCCCAATGTTTCGGTGAACAAGATTCTTGAAAAGGAAACTAATTTTGAATTGTATAAAGATAGTGCTGTATGTGCTAACGGTGCAATGTACCGTAAAGATGTTAGGGGAATTCTTCCCGAATTAATGGAAAAGATGTATGGAGATCGAGTTATCTTTAAAAAGAAAATGCTTGCCGCAAAACAGCAGTATGAAAAGACTCCTACAAAAACTCTTGAGAAAGAAATTGCAAGGTGCAATAACATTCAAATGGCTAAGAAGATTTCTCTTAACTCTGCTTATGGTGCCATCGGTAATCAGTATTTTCGATATTACAAACTTGCAAACGCAGAGGCGATTACACTCTCTGGTCAGGTCTCTATCCGTTGGATTGAGAACCGAATGAATGGGTATCTAAATAAATTGCTCAAGACGGATGACGTTGATTATGTCATTGCATCTGATACTGATTCTATCTATCTTAATATGGGTCCTTTGGTTGATAAAGTATTTAATACAGGAGTAT